GTTGCGTCAGCTGGTACTGAAACTGTTTTTGCTAAATAGACTGTTGTGTCAGCCCCTGTTGGTGTAATTCCTGAGGCACCTGCAGTTGTCAAACCATCAACAAAAAGATCTACTGAAGCTGCATTTGTTCCATCAACATTAGCAACTGTGATTCTGTTTATTTTTAAAATTTTGTCTGAGTCTACTGTTAATAAAGTAGCTGTAGTTGTATTGGATAAATTAAATCCGAGATTACCACCGTTAATTGTTGCTACATTTACTAGATTTGGATTTGCCATAATTGTCTCCTTTTATCCGAATATTAAAGCCATTGCAATAGCCTTACCCGTAGAAATTCCTGCATCAGCGAAAGATAAATTACCTGAAGAATCTGACACTAACGCTTGTCCAGAGGATGAAGCATCGGCTGTTGGCAAGTTTAAAGTAAAGCTAGATCCAACAGTACTTGCTGCTCTTAAGCCAACATATTGACCTCCGGTAGCATCTTGAAATCTAAGCTCATTTCTATTTACTAAATTTATTTGTGAAAACTCTGAAAATACATCTACAATATTTGGATTTGTACCATCATCAGCTTTAGCATAAACAAATTTTGTTCCTTTATCCGTAGACGAAAAAGTTACACTAGTCCCTGATCCACTTGTATACTGAAACTCTACGGTAAATGCACCGCTCGTGCTATTTTTAATTATGTAAAAATTTTCTACATCTAATGGAATAGAAACTGTAATATTACCTGTTATAGTTCCTGTAAGTTCTATAATTCTGTTTGCAACTGTTGCACCTGTAGCTCCATCAGAAACATTTAATGGTGTATCGCCAGTTCCATTTACTGCTTGTGAATTATATCCACCTACAATTTGACTTAAAATATTTAAATTTGTATTTGTTTTATCACCCCACAAACCAGCTTGTTCACCGGTCACCATTAATTCAACACCTAAAGGTGTATAACTTGAAGGCATATTTTATCTCCTGTTTAAGCTGCCAAGGTCCAATTTACTGTAGAACCCGTATTAAGGTCAGTATAAGTCACAGAGCTACCAGTGTCAACAGGTGTCCATGCAGTAACAAAAGCCTGACCTACGCTTGATGTTATCTCTAGTCCAGTTGGTTTTACAACAGCTGTTTGTTTAGTTGTAATTGTGCCTAAACTTGAGGTAATTTGTTGTCCTGTTGGAAATGCTTTAATAGACGGAGTAGCTACAACTGTGCCTAAACCAGTGGTTATGGCAAATCCAGTTGGTCTAAAAGTAAAGCTAGTGAATGAATTAGCGTTACCTAAACTTGTATTTATTTGCTGACCTGTTGCATCTGCGTCAGCTCCTGATACAACTCCAGCAGCTCCTAAACTAGAAGTAATAGCTATACCTGTTAATGAAACAAATTCATTATCAGATACTATAGGAGTACCAACAGCACTATTTATTTGTGGTGCATGTGTATGAACAAATGTGGCATCAGCTTCAATATCAACAACACCAAAACCAGAAGTAATTAAATTATTAGAGACTGTAGCCTTTGCTCCCGCTTTTGCTAATGCTGTTCCTAATGAAATAGTTGTTTGTAAACCAGTAGGTAAGACTGAATAAGCAGCTCCCCATGCTAAGTTACCCCAAGTTTTTCTACCCCAACCTACATTGAGTTGTGCAGTTACACTAATAGAACCTAGTGATGATGTTACAGATAAACCAGATACACCTACAGTTACAGAGTTATTTTGGCCCCATCTAAGTTGACCCCACTTGCCATTACCCCAACTATCAGGTGCAGCCATCTTTTACCACCTACGCTAATCTAATAATAGCTAATGTGTTAGTAAAATTCGGAAATTGAATTGTAAAAGTCCCTGATGTTGATACTTTGTTTGAAACAAAATCTAATACTGCAACTGATTTGTTAGCTTGTGATGTATTATAAATTAATGCACCCATAGCTGTAATAGTTGCTGTTAAGTATGAAAGATCTGCAAAATCTACAATTGCAGTTGTTCCAACCAATTTGTGTGTTTGTCCTTGTAAAACTTTACCTCCTGAAGAATAGTCACCCGTTGAATCTGTAACTTGTCCTGCAGTTGTAAAAGATGCTAATGATGGTCCTATAACTGATGAGTCAGTATATAAAGCTAATTTAAATTTATTACCACCAGAAGCAGCAAAATTGTGAGTTCCACTTAATAATTGATTTTTAAAAGAACTTGTTATTGCGCTAGTTGTTATTGCCATAATTTTCTCCTGTTTTATGGTGACGGTGAATCAATTTTAATTCGTATCGCACCATTGAAATAATCGTCTCTTCTTCTTCTACCAATCTGCTCTATAGCGTACTTGGATATAGCATTTGTATACTGTTTTTCGTAATATTGCAACATGTCCATAGGACCCTTTAAATAGCCATATGCTTCGATTAAACAAGCGTATAATAGACCAGCAGGAAAATTTTTACTTAAATAAGTTTGTGTATTAGAAGATGATAGCCCTGCAGGTTTAGCTACATAACTAGCTTGAATGCTAAATGTTGTGTTAGGGACTGGTGCAAACATTAAAGTATCGTTATCTAAGTTCGCATAATATTTAGGTACTCCTGTTGCCTGAGTTGGATTAAACTCATCTATAAAGGTAGTGTCTCTTTTTTCTAAATATATTTTATCAGAACCACTAGTTATTTGTAATGCACGTATTACCAAAGCGCCATCTGGGAAATTTAAAAATTTTTGACCGCTTACCATACTTGCAGTAGCGTATTTTCTATCTGCATCCGTATTTACGTCTCTTAAAATTCTTTCTTCTGCATCTAATATAAAGCCATTAATTATTGCAGAAGTAAAAACTGTATCATCTACTTCTGTATAATTTCTAATTTTTGTTACTAAATCTGCATATGTTGTTGCCATTATGTTATAACCTTAACCTCTCCTATACTAGTCAGTATATCTAATCTTTTGCCTGCTGGCAAAGGTAACATCCCATTAGAACTAAAAGTAGGTATACCTAAGGTCCCTTGAAACGAACCTACAGCCACAGTCATATTACCAATATTATGTTGCACTCTAACATTCTGTAATGCTTGTGGATCTGCCCCATAGATTTTTGGATCTAATTGTGGTGATTTAGGCTCATATTCAGATACATGTACAAGAGCGCCATTCCATTCTTTAACCATTTCTAAATATGGAAAAGCTTGTCCTGACCTGTCTGATATAGATTGAGCGTACTTACCTTTTGCAAATTTTGTCATTATGTGACTGTCGGATAGTAATTAGCTGGAGTTATAAATGTGCTAGATCTTGATCCGTCCTCTTCTAATGCTCTTTTTATTTCATCTTCATAATAAAGTTTTAAAGCCTGTGTTCTTTCAGGTGTATATTTTTGAGATAAGTAAAAAGCTAAACCAGAAACCATGCATGGTATCCATCTAAAAGGTACATCTGCTGTATTAGTGTAATCTCCTGCATCCTGTATTCTTTGTAAAGAGTAGTATTTTAAATGTGTAAAATTTTGTTTATCAGGTGTGATATACAATGTGATTGTAGGTGAAGCTGTGCCAGTTGTAACTCTTTGAACAAAGTATTGTGATGGTGTTCCTATAGATCCTTTATTTGGTAGCGATGCATAAGTAGATCTATCTATTTTTGTTAAAGACACATCTAAATTATCAGATCCAGGATTGGCAGTTGTAGAACTATTAGATAAAAAAGCTTCAAGAACATCACTGGCACCCGCAACTGTGGAATATTGCGAGGTACCAGCTGTTAGTTCGAGAGCATTTAATTGAACTTTCCAAAGGTGGACACCACGGTTGCCCCACTCTGAAAATAAAACATTAAGAGATCTTCTTGCTTTTTTAAGATCATAACCAGAACTAGTTTGAATACCGCATCTTTCGTATGCCTCTTCAACTATTTCATCAATCGATAAATCGAATGTTGCTGTTCCACTGGTAGCCATTGGTCATGTCCTATTTTTTTAATTCTCTTACTATTCTTCTTTTTTCGGATCTAAGGTTTCTAGCACCTTTTCTTGTTTTAGCTTTTTCAGCATCAACACGACCAAGTTCTTCAAGTCTATTCATTCTTCTTGTGTTTGCTTTACCACCTCTTTTCATGTAACCCATTTTATTTCTTACACGAGTTGGCAATTTAGCTAGACCTGGATTTTTTTCTTTGTCTACAGCTTT